CCTTCTTTGGGATCGGTGTCGCAGAAAACATGAACGACAGCCAGCAAATTATGAATGGTCATGCTCGTATGGCTATTGATAATCTGGCTCTAAGCGGCTCCCTAGTCTTTGACGTAGATGAGTCTATGTTGGCTGGTGGTCAGTCGATGGAAATCTACCCCGGTAAAGTATTCCGCCGTCAAGCGGGCATGCCAGGACAAGCAATCCACGGCCTGAAGTTTCCCAACACTTCTCAAGAAAACATGATGATGTTCGACAAGTTCCGACAGCTTGCCGACGAACAAACGGGCATTCCGAGCTATTCTCACGGTATGACTGGCGTACAATCCATGACTCGGACGGCCTCTGGCATGTCCATGTTGCTTGGAGCCGCCTCCCTAAACATCAAGACTGTGGTTAAGAACCTAGATGATTTCTTGCTTAAGCCCCTAGGCCAAGCATATTTCCAATGGAACATGCAATTCTTCGAAGGTGATCTAAACACCGAAGGCGATTTAGAGATTAAGGCTCAAGGCACCAACAGCTTGATGCAAAAAGAAGTTCGGTCCCAAAGGTTGACCATGTTCCTTCAAACGGCACAGAACCCAGCCATTGCGCCCTTTGTTAAGATGTCCAAGCTTATTTCTGAGTTGGCCTATAGCCTTGACTTGGACCCCGACGAAATCCTCAACGACCCCGAAGAGGCTGCAATCGCCGCACAAATTATAGGAATGCAAAATAATGTTGGACAAGCAACTAGCCCAGAAGCTCTCGCCGCTGGTCAACAACCCGGAGCTATGGGAGGCCCTGAAGGAGTTCCTGGCGTACCAACGGAACTTGGAGCTACAGGGACTGGTGGTGGCAACATCGGAACTGGAAGTGTACCGGCGCCAGGGGAAGGTGAATTCTCTGGACAACCTGCTTAAACTTAAAGACAATGTGAACGTAGCGCGAAAGGAAAAAGATCATGAATGAAGATGAAATGATGAATAGTGGTGCGCTACTTGTTCCTGTTGAAATGCAGGGCGTTCCTAAGGATACCTACCCCAATATTCCTCCAGAAGACATGGAGGATGTTATGGATTCTCAGTCGCCCGACGAAGAAATGGAAGATGATTTTGTCGAGTATGTTATGGGTTCGGCTCTAGAAGAAAGTGAGCTAGACTACCTCATGAACGCTCTTGAGGCCGACGATCAACTAAGCATAATCTTCGACAAAGTAATCTTAGCCTCGTCAGAGTTTTCTGGCGCAGGAGAAGTAGAAGGCCCCGGAGACGGAACGTCCGACTCCATCCCCGCAAGGCTTTCGGACGGTGAATTTGTATTCACCAAAAAAGCTACCGATCAAATTGGTGCCGACAATCTGCAAACTATGATGGATGACGCAGAACGGGCCTATGATGGTGGTTTGATGCGAAAGGCTGTTGGTGGTCTAATTGATGACCCTATGCAAACTGAGCGGAAACTTGCAACGGACTACATGTCCGAAGAAGAGTTGAAGAAGCAGATGCTAGATGCTAACCGCATGCCCAGCCTAATGACCCGATAAGGCTACGGAATAATCCCCCCTTATCTTAAATATATCAACCTTGAGGCCACCTTGTAAGTTCAAGCCCTGTGTTAGAAACGCGACTAGCATGGCTACCTTGAAGACAACACAAGCCCCAAAAGGAGAGTGAACGATGACTGAAGTAGAGGAGCGTATAGCTAATCCGTACAACGCCCGCAAAGACTGGCACACGCCAGATGCACCTTCGCGGGGCAAAGCGGATTCGTTGTTCTTTGAAGAAGAGGCTACTCAAGAGGTTTCAGAAGAACCTCAGACCCCTCAAACCAAACAAGAACAGCGGCCACGCACCAATTATAAAAAGAGATACGACGACCTCAAAAAGCATTACGACGACAAGATTGCTGAGTTTAAACAACGAGAGCAAGAACTTCTAGCAAAAGCGCAGTCGGCACAACCGCAGTACCAGCCTCCGCGCAGCCAAGAAGACCTTGAAGAGTTTAAATCCAAATATCCTGAGTTGTATGAAACGGTCGAGACTGTTGCTCATTTGCGCAGCCAAGATCAGGTAAATGCCCTTCAAGAAAAGCTCCGAGCTATTGAAGAGCGTGAAGCTGAGTTTGCGCGGCGCGAAGCAGAAACCAAACTGCGCGAGCGGCACCCCGACTTTGAGGACATTCGCGGCGACGAGCAGTTTCATGCCTGGGCTAAAGAACAACCTGAAGAAATTCAGCGTTGGATTTACAATAACCCGGACAATGTTTCTCTTGCTAGCCGTGCTATCGATCTTTATAAGATGGAAAATGGCATTAATATTAATGCTCCGAAGCCTAAGACGAGTCGTTCACAATCTGCCAAAACTTCTGCTGCAGACTTTGTTTCAACTAAAACTACCAATGTTGATACGAAACAGCCGAAGATTTGGACACAGCGGGAAATTGCCTCTCTGTCTATGGATGACTACGATAAATACGAACAAGAGATTGATCTAGCAATCCGTGAAGGCAGGGTGGTTTCTTAAACTACTTGTCTTTTTAGGAGTCTATAATGGCTTATAATGTTTCTGACCAATACTTTGAACCGGCTACCGATACTAACGCTAACTTTGCAAACTCGGTCTCGGGACAAGCTAACTCGTTCTTCCTGCCTGCCGTTTACAGCAAGAAGGTTCTTAACTTCTTCCGTAAGGCGTCTGTTGTTGAAGCTATCACCAACACGGACTACGCAGGTGAAATCTCTGCTTTCGGTGACAGCGTTCGCATCATCAAAGAGCCGACGATTACTGTTTATCAGTATGAGCGTGGCCAAGATGTGACCTCGACCAAACTCACCGACCAAGAGATCACGCTGGTTGTTGATACGGCTAACGCCTTCAAGTTCATCGTGGACGACATTGAAACCTCCATGTCCCATGTGAACTTCAAGGAAGTGGCCTCTAGCTCTGCAGCCTATGCTCTCCGTGACGCCTTTGATGAAGGTGTGATGGCTAAGATGCAAGCCGGTCTTTCGTCCTCTGCGCCTGATCATATCCTCGGTGCAGACAGCGCCACCAAGTTCGCTGCAGGCGTCTATGACGGTGCTGGCTCCATTGACCTTGGTGTTGGTGAGACCGATCCGCTGGACGTTCTGGCCCGCATGGCTCGCCTCTTGGACGACGAAAATGTCCCCGAGGAAGGCCGCTGGGTTGTTGCTTCCCCGGACTTCTATGAGCAGCTTTCTCAAAGCTCCTCTAAGCTTCTGTCCGTGGACTTCAACGCCGGTCAGGGTTCTATCCGCAACGGCCTCGTAAGCTCCGGTAAGCTCCGTGGCTTCAGCATGTACAAGTCCAACAACGTGCCTGCTACCAGCAACGCAACGGGCTTCCTCATGGCTGGTCACATCAGCGCCGTGGCAACCGCACAAACCATCACCAGCACGGAAGTCCTTCGTGACCCCGACAGCTTCGGTGACATTGTGCGTGGTCTCCATGTGTATGGTGCCAAAGTGCTTCGCCCCGAAGCCCTCATTGGTGGCTACTACACCATCGACTAAAAACTAACGTCTAGTTCTCCTGGGGGCTTAACCGCCCTCAGGAGTTTTAAGAAGAGGTTTTTATGTTAGTAGGAACCCCCAACAAACCTTTTAGGTTAAAGGTCCGAGATAAGCAAACGGGAAAGCCCCCAAAGGGTGATGCCGAAAAGTATGCTGCTGGTTGGGACCGAATCTTTGGAGATAAAAAAGATGGATTGCGGAATGAAGCGGAAAGGTAAAATGATGGGCGGCAAAGCCTATCGAAACAAAAAGGCTATGGGCGGCATGATGAAAGGCTCTCAGCCCATGTACAAAGAAGCCATGCCCAAGTGTATGCCTAACTAGAGAAAACTATGGCCGCTACTTATTTGCAACTGACTAATGAACTATTGCGAGAGCTTAACGAAGTTGCGTTAACCTCTGCAAATTTTTCTAGTGCTATTGGGATTCAGCAACACGTTAAAGATTGCATCAATCGTGCATACCTTGACATTGTTAACGAAGAGCCTCAGTGGCCCTTTTTGGCTGTTGCAACAAGCGGCGATACCGATCCTTTCTACGGAAATACTTATGTAGAAACTACGGCTGGTACCCGTTGGTATGAATTAAAGCCCAGTGCTTCTAGCCTTGTAGATGATTATGGTTATGTAGATTGGGATAATTTTTATATTACTACCATTGGTGTTACTGGAGCAACAGAACCCTACACCAGCCGTAATCTACGTTACATCACTGTTGAAGAATTCAAAGACTTTCATCGTGCAGAAGAAAACAATGACGATGCAACTTCTCAAAACTGGGGCGAGCCTCGTCGAGTTTTTAAAAGCCCCGATAACCGTAAGTTTGGCTTGAGTCCTATTCCTGATGATACCTATAGAGTTTGGTTTTATGCTTATGTTTTGCCGACAGAACTAAGCGCGTTTTCAGATCAAATTGTTATTCCAAATATTTATAAGCCTGTGTTGCTTGCTCGTGCCCGTTACTTTATTCATCAGTTTAAAGAAAACTCTCAGGCAGCGGCTTTTGCACTTCAAGACTATCAGCGTGGGTTGCGCCTCATGAAATCTAATCTCATGGAGCCTGCACCCGATTACATGAAAGATGATCGCATAAGGTTCGTTTAATGTCGCAGCCTTTTGGTGTATCCTGCCGAGGCGGGTTAAATACAAACCTCAATCAGTTCGAAATGCTTCGACAGCCGGGACTGGCTACCAAGCTTAAGAACTTTGAGGTAGACCCAGATGGCGGTTATCGGCGCATTAGCGGCTTTACGCCCTTTGGCGATACGCGCCCCAACGGCGCTAATAAAATCCTAGGCATTACAGTCTATGGCGATGGGATTGTTGTTTGTTCTGGAACCGATATTCATTTTAGTATTGACGGAACTACATGGTTAAAAATTAATAGGGCGTCTGTACAGAACTCTGGAGACAACTACGCGACCTTTACGGGCCGAGCAACCCTAACTAGAACCGACCAGGGCCAATGTACTTTTGCGCTGTTTGAAGGCGCTAACTATGATTATGGTCAGCTTATTATTGCTGATGGTGCAAATGATTTGTATTTGTTTCGCATGGAAGGAACAGGGGATTTAACTACCCGTACCTTTTTTGCAGAAGAAGTTATTGTTAATGGCTCTTCTAACGGTGTTAAATACATTACGGTTCATGACCACCATCTTGTTGCAGCAGGCGTAGAGAATAATTTAAACACCGTATACTACAGCGTCTATAATAATCCTTCAGACTTTGGAGGTTCTGGGGCCGGGGCCGTAACAATCTCTGATCAGATTGCAGGTATTAAAGGCTTTCGTGAAGATTTGTTTGTTTTTTGTAGGAATAGCATCCACAGGCTAGCAAACATCAATGACTCTCAAACAGTAAACATTTCTCCTGTTACTGAGAACGTAGGTTGCTTGTCTGGTTACTCTATTCAAGAAATTGGTGGTGATGTTTTGTTCCTGAGTCCTGATGGTATTCGAACCATTGCAGGTACTGCGCGAATCGGGGACGTTGAGCTAGGTTCTATCTCGCGCCAGATACAACAAATTATTACTAGTGTTGCTAGAAATATTAATTCTTATACTATTGATAGCGTAGTGCTGCGTTCTAAATCTCAGTACCGTTTATTTTATACTAATGCAAGCCAGCCTAATTATACTGAGTCTAAAGGCATCATTGGGACTTTAACTTCAAACGGCTTTGAGTGGTCTGAAACAGAAGGCATTCAAGCTTTGGGGTTGACTTCAGGATTTAATTCTGATAATATCGAAAAGACCTTTCATGGCGATAAAGACGGATACATTTATAGCCATGACACCGGAAATCAATTTAATCCTGGGGGAACTCCAACAAACATTATTGCAATTTATGAAACCCCTAACTTTGATTTTGGTGATATAGGAACCCGAAAGACTCTAAAGTATGTTCGTGTTTCTTTTAGCCCTGAGGGAACCTGTGAGCCGTACTTAAAAGTCTCTTATGACTTTGAAGACCCTGCAATTCCTCAACCGGCTTTGTATTATTTTGATGTTCCTCTTCCTTCTGTATTTGGAACTGCAGTATTTAACGCTGGGATTTTTGGAGGAACCAACGATCCTATGGCCCGTCAAACTGTTGAAGGAAGTGGCAATACTATTAGCTTCCGTATTGGCAGCGACGATCAACGGGCCCCTTACGCCATTAATGGTTTGTATGTTGACTATATGCCTTCGGGCCGGAGATAAAAAGCATGTCTGATCCGTTTTCTTACATCAATAAAATTAATACTACTGGGTTGGTCTATGATCTTTATCCGGTTACTCCCAATGATTCTACTGATAATGTTGGGACTGGAAACGTAGCCATTGGTCTTTACATTGAGACTGGGGGCACGGTAGTCTATATTAATAAGGAAGGTACTGAGCGTACTGTTGTTGTTCCTGATTATTTTTATTTAATTTCTTCTGTTGCTCGTGTTAAGTCTACGGGCACTACGGCCACCGGAATTCATGCACTGGTAGTTTAAAAACTATGAGCATTGGATTAACTACAGTAGTACAAAAACTTCCTTCTAGTATTAATAATGCTGGAGGCTCCGCATATTCTGTAAATGGGAAATATCCTAAATTAGCATTAGATTTTGTTAATAATTATTATAGGGCCGAAGGCTTAAATAAATTTAGTGATGTTGTGACCCACTCCCGCGCTGGCAACGCCACGATGGTGGCAAGCG